GTGAAAATATATCATCATACCCGTACATAAACCCTAATGTATACCATGGGTTTAAAGGGTTTCCATTTTCATCTAACTCATTTAACCATATTTCAGATGGGTTATAACCATAAGCTCGTTCATGTCCTCTTAATATAGCACCTGCTGAAAAAGAGAATTTTTTTCCTATTGGTAACCTAGCTCTAAGTTCTGCTGAATTGTAATTTAAATTAATTTTACCTACTTCTCTGGATTGTACTTTTGCGATATGATACTTACCTGTGTGTTTTAAGAAAAAATTATAATTAGTAAAATCCTCACCTCTCCATCTTTCCTTTTCAAAATGGAATTGATACTCTAACCCTTGAACCGCTGATGTTGGGGCAGAAAATACTAACTGTTCTTCTGTACCATCATAATAATTTTTAGGTTTTCTTTCATAGTCAAATCTAGCTAATTTTCTAATACCAAATCCATATCTATAATCGAAAGGAAATACTTCAGTATTATTAACTACATCAGGGATAGAATATAGACTTCCATCAGGATTTGTCCTTAAAAAATAAGTGGGTTCAGCTGCTTCAATCGAATTAGATATATCTCCAGCAGCATATATTGTTCCATATTTTAAAAAATCTTTATATATAGATTTAAATAGGTTAGATTTATCTTCTTGACCAAAAGAAGGTACAATATAAAGGAATATAAATACTAATGTTAATATTTTTTTCATATAGTTTAAATTTAAAGTTAATTAGAAAACTATATTACAAACAACAATATTATTTGATGATAAATATAAAAAAAGAGGGTGCTAATGCACCCTTTTTTAATTTTCTTTTTCAAATTTTGTAATAAATTAGATTTTATTTTTTAAGCTTATAACCCAATTTTTAAATAAATCCCAATTTCGCGTAGCAAATACACCAAACGCGATCCCTGCGTAGACTTTAAACCCAAAAGACCAAAGTACTAATCCTGCAATTAATCCTAAAATTCCTTCGATTCCATTTCCTAATATCCAACCCTTTACGGCATTGAATGTTCTCTTAAACCAACTAAGTTTTACCGGGGGTAAAGTTGGTGTTTTACTTATTTTTGCTTTTCTTGCCATATTCATTTAATTTTTAATTAATTTAATAATTGTGTTTATAAATATAAAAAAAAGGGATGCTAATACATCCCTTTCAACTTTATTTGTAATCTTTTATACTATTTTTTTAGTATGTGAATTAGTACAAACGCACCAACTAGACCTAATAGGCCTTTTCCATCTAGATTACCAAGTATTCCCATAATATTATCCACTACAGATATATCCTTCCAAAAAGGGATACCTACTCCGCCAAATAATACTTCAAGTACTACTCCGAGTGCTATTACTGAAATACCTATCTCAGTAAGTTTATTGGCCCAAGAGCCAATTTTAGTTAAAATTTCCATAAAATATATGATTTTAGTTAAACAAAATGTAACTAACAACTATGAAGTTTGGTGGAATTCCATATTATACATATTACTAACCATCACAAGCTACACAATCTGCCATTCTTGATCCTAAATCTCCTTTAATAACACTATCAGTTCTTAAGTAATAAAACGTTTTAATACCTAATTTCCATCCTTCTAAATGTACTTGATTTATCCATTTTGGTGAATCATTTACATCAAAAGATAGATTTAATGATTGAGTTTGATCAATATAACGCTGTCTAATTGCCGCTTGGCGCACTAGTTCTAATTGATTAATTTCGGGGAATGTTAAAAACAATTCTTTTTCTTCTGGGTTTAGAATATTATCTGGTAAACCTTGTGCTGAACCATCCTCAGCTAACATTTGATCCCACCATTTATCTTTATCTTCACCCTTTTCAATTAAAATAGATTGTAATACTTTATTTTTTCTAATAAAAGTACCTTTAGCACCATTAAAAGTGTAAATATTAGCAGGTAGAGGTTCAATACCAGCACTAATACCACCACAAATAACTGAATTAGATACTGTTGGAGCAATTGCTAATAAATGTGTATTTCTCATACCTGTACCTCTACACCATAAAGGTTCTCCATATTCTTGAGCTAAGGCCATAGATGCTTTTTCTGCTTTACTCCTAATGTCTGAAAATATATTATGAGTATGTGCTGTAGATGCTATTGAATTAAAGGGTAATTCTTTTTGTTGTAAGAAAGAATGCCAACCCATTACACCTAAACCTAAAGCTCTACCTTTACGAGCATGGTTATATGTTCTTTCTAATGAAGTTTTACCTGCTGATTTATCAATAAATTCTTGCATTACTCCATCTAGGAACCAAGTAGCTAATTCAACGGCATCTGTATCTTTCCATTCATCATATTTAGATAAATTCATAGAAGATAGACAACAAATAAAACTATGTTCTTCATCTGTAAATAATGTAATTTCAGAACAAATATTTGTCATACTTACATCTAAATTATTTAGTCTATAAGCTATTGGGTTATCTTTATTAACATTATCCTTATACATTATATAGGGTTCACCTGTTTCCATTCTTGACTTTAAAACAGTAGCCCATCTATTCATTGCTTCTGGATCTCTTGCTTCTAGCTTTCTCATAAATGAATCTCCTACAACAACACATTGATGTAAATTTAGACATTGTCTGTTTGGATCACCTTTTGGTCTACGAATTTGTAAAAATTCTTCTATATCTCCATGTTCTATATCTAAATTAACAGATGCTGCTCCTCTTCGAACATTACCTTGGTTAGTAGCAATAATTGATGAATCAAATATTTTAGCCCATGGTACTACACCTTCACTTTTACCATTTCCTGAGATTTCAGTTCCACGTTCTCTAATGCGGTTTAACGAAATACCCACACCCCCACCGGATGCTGTTAATTTCATTAGTTCCGCGTTAGTTAAACCTATTCCACGTATTGAATCGGGTGTATCAACACCAAAACACGAAATTGGTAGACCACGATCAGTTCCCATATTTGATAATACAGGTGATGCTAATCCTAACCAACCATTCCACATAATTTTAAAGAATTTATTAGCTAATTCTGGTTTTTTAAGTCTATTAGCAGCGGCATTAGAAACTCTTCTATATGCTTTTTTTACATCTTCTCCTGGTAGTAAATAACCTTTGGATATAGTTGCTAAAGAAATTTCATCCATCCATTCTGGGTAGTTTTTTCCTTTTTCCCAATTTGTATAATCTACTTGTAATGCGTTGTTTTCCATATTTTAAAATAAACTGTTTGCGTCCCAATTTTGAACACCTTTACTATAATTTGTTACTCGGTTTGCGAAAAAATCTGTATGTTGTTTTCCACCTGATAGACTATCAAACCATTTCATTCTTTTTACTGCATCTTTATCTATCCCATTAACTATAGATCCATACCCTAAATCACTCATTTTAGTATTTACTCTATGTTTAATAAATGAAATTAAATCATATTTTGGACAACCCTTTAAATCCCCCATTTCATATACTTTATCAATAAAATCTAATTCTAATTTTAAAGACAATTTAGCCGCTTCTTCAATATCAGCTTTTAATTCTAGAGTGTTATATTCTGGGTGTTCTTCCATTAGGGTTCTAAATAACCAGCATCCTGCTTCAGAATGTAAGGATTCATCTCTAATACTCCACTCAACAATTTGACCTACTCCTTTAAGTTTATTATCTAGTTTAAAAGAAAGTAATACTGCAAATGAAGAAAATAAATTAACTCCTTCTGTAAAAGCAGAAAAGACTGCTAGTGATTTTGCTCTTTCATGCCAATTAGGAGTACCATCATGAGAATCTCTTACAGTAGTTAATGCTTCTATTTTTGCCATAGTAGCTTCATCTTCCAAAAATTCAGCAAAGTTATCTAATCCTAATTCTTCATTTAATAAAGAATAAGCTTCGGCATGAATGGTTTCAAATGCACCAAATGTAACAGCCATTTTAATTATTTCAGGTTTTCTAAACCAACTAGTTACTAAGGTAGTCCAATAATCATTTACTACAGTTTCTGTTTGAGCAAAACCTTTTAAAATTGTACCAATAATGTTTTTTTCATGGGGTTCTAAATTTTGTTTCCAATCATTAACATCACTCATCATTGGGACTTCGGTATGTAACCAGTGTGCTTGTTGTTGTTTAAGCCAATAGTCTGAGGCTTGTTGGTATTCGAAAGGTTTATAAACAATTCTTTCTTGTGTGATGTCTTTTTTTGCCATTTATTTCTTTTATTTAAGGGTTTAATTCAAAAAATTTCTTACGTAACAGTTGTTTATCAAAATTATCTACATCTGTATCAAATTTATTAGAACGTGGTTGTAATGCTGCTGCTTCGGGTTCATCCCCTTCAACATACTCATTTTTTACTATAAAATGTCCCGTTGAAGTATCAGCTTCAATACCAAAGGTAATTCCATCCATCCCATATCTGTTTTTCATTAAATGGAATCTACCTGTGTTATTAACTTTATCTTCTTTTTTACGAGAAAGTGACATACAAAAATCGGTTATCATTATCTTATCATAAGATCCTGCAGCCTTATCTCCTTGGATGACATTATCATTTGCACCTGCACGATTAACTTGAGAAACAGACCAAATTGGTATATTTAACTGTCTAGCTAATCCCTTAGTACTTGTATAAATATCATCAATTTCATCCTTACGTTCACGATTTGTTTTTCTTGATGAAAGTAAGTCTACATAATCAATAATTACCAAATCTGGTTTAACTCCCATACTTGTGCTTTTCGCAATATGTGACTCAATAGTTGAGACTGATGCTCTACCTGTTGGGTATTCTTTAATTATTAGTTTACCAGGCAATTGAGGTATAATTTCTTCTACTTTTTCTCTTTGGGAATCGATTTTATTAACTGGTATTTTAGTGAAAAAAGCATCGTATCTTTTACCAACATATTCCTCTCCTAATTCAAGTGTATAATGTAATACATTATATCCTAACCTAACAGCATGTCCTCCTAATGCTACTAATGACCAAGATTTACCACCTCCTGGATTACCAAATATGAGACCAAAATCTCCATTTCCCAATCCACCTTGTAATAAGTTATTAATTTTGTCCCAAGGGGTAGGTACAGTTTCTCTTGAATTTTCTCTATAACGTTCTTCAATATCTTTAACATATTCATGTCCTATATTTTTATCCTGTCCTGCTTTTAAAGCATTATCTACAATAAAACGAATACCATCAAAGTCGCCTGCTTTCAATAAGTCCACAGACGACATTAAGGCCTTTTTCAATTGTTGGTTTTTACAAAAATTAGTAAATTCTTCTTGTACATATTCTAAATCATCATCCGAGCTAACAAATGCTTGTTTTAATTGCTCTTTAATAGATATCTGTAGTACTTCATTATCTACCTTTTGTAATTCTACTTTTAATATATCTAATGAGGGAGTAGTATGGTACTTATCATAATAGTTAAGTACCTCTTTAATCGCCCATTTTTGTGCCTGATTTTCAAAATATTCTTCTGATATAATATCATGGATATTAGTAAGAAATTCTTTATGAGTTAACAGAGATGATAATACTTTAATTTGAAAATCATGTCCGTATTGATTTATACTATTTAATGTCATTTATAACCTTTTTATTTTTCATAAGTTGGAAATAGAGCAAATATATCTTTTAACCATGAATCTAAATTCCTAATCATTCCTCCTAGTTTATCTTCATTATAAAATGAAATAAACATTTCAGAATTAAATTCAGGTAAATCTTCATCTATTAAATTATCTATATGTTCTTTTCCTCTATCATCAATCATTGGAGTGCTTAAATCCATAACTTTGTAATTAGTTTCAATCCTAGATTGTTCTTGAACAATGCGGGAATATACAACATGTTCCTTGAATTTCCTAGCAGATATGTCGAAAATATCATCTAAAGTTAAATCATGGGTTTTTAATTCAGGAAATTTTTTAAATATACCTTTTGCACCTAACCCTTTAATACCTTGAATATTATCTGAACTATCTCCCAATAATGTTTTATGTAAAATAAAATTAGAGGGTTTTAAACCAAATTTTTCTTCTACTGTTTTAGGAGTATAATATTCCTTCTCCATTGGTCTATAGACAATAATTTTATCTGTTACTAACTGTAGGAAATCTTTATCACTAGATACTATAAAACAAGTTGAATTATGTTTTTCTACTAATTTTTCAGCTAACACGGCTATAATGTCATCCGCTTCTACTTTATCGAGTATGGTGGTTTTAACAGGTAATAGCTTTAGATATTGTATTATACGTACAATTTGGTCGATTTTTGAGTCATGTTCTTCCTCAATGTTATCAAATGCTTCCCAATTAGTAATCCTAGATAAATTTCTTGTTCCCTTGTACTCGGAGAGCAGATTCTTACGATTTACTGTTGAACCTGCTCCGTCGAATACTACATAAACAGAAGTTGGATTTGTTTGTCTAATCATAGCACCCAAAGAGCGAAAGAATCCTCCTAACCCACCAATATGAACTCCATCAGGATTAACCATATTCATCATAGCAAAATTTCTAAAAAATAAATTTAAACCATCTAAGATTAATACTCTGTCGTGTCTATTTTGGGTAGGGATCTCCTGATCTTCCTGGATATCATCCAGAAGATTAAATAACTCTTTGTGTTTCATGTTTTTGTTTATAAGTCTTGTACGTCGTAAAGTACAGGGGTTACATCTTCTTGGTCTTCTACAATTTTGAATGTTCCACCACCTAAGATTTTAGTCCACTCATCTGAATGTTCTTTCTTATAGTTGTTTTTATCCTTATCTGTATCTTGGATAAAACCATGGTTTGTCATAACAATTTTACCTCTTGATTGCATACCATTAACATGGTTTTTATCAATTTGTAAGTTTGTTCTTTTACCCCATTCAACTTGTTTACCACCTTTAATTGCTTTAATCTTAGAAGTACCAGCATTGGATACATTTCCAAATGTAACTACAAATGTTGCATCATACCACATAGCCATTCCACCTTTATTCATCATCTTTGGTTGACCCATAGGTGATTCTGCTTTAGCAGTCCATACTTTATTAATACAGCAAAGTGTATTAGTAAAGGGTGATGATTCTTTACGTGACATTACAATACTTTGGTTAACTGTATTACCAAATTGTGTTGACATTGCTCCAGCATTCCATTCATTATTATTTTTTAGTTTTTCAACTGACATTGCACAAGGAATAGAACCAATTGAATCCCAAAAGAATGCTAAATCATAAGGCAAATTACCTTTTTTCTGTTCATTCTGTAAATCCATTATAAATGCTGCTACGTCTTCAATAGTATGTAAAGTTTCTCTATCAACATAAATAAAATTACCTTCATAATCTACAACATTATCTTCATCATCTTTAATTAGTTTAACTTCTAATCCCATTTGAGCGGCATGTTCCCAATTCCATTTCATTTCAGTAATAATAAAAACAGGTAATACCCCCATTTTTTGTGCTGATACTGCTGCTTCAAGTAAAGCTGTTGTTTTACCTGTATCAGAATGTCCTCTAAGTAATGAAATATGTCCCATTGGAACTCCTGGTACTCCAGATATTTCTTGGAATGCTGGAGATAATGGTATCCATTTTTGTTCTTTAAATTTAACGTTTTTATCTAAACCTTTAGATGATTTAAATTTATTTAAGTCAAATTTGCTCTTAATCTCAGCAGACACTGCTGCTGAGAGAGACTTTGATGCCTTTCTTGCCATATTTAGAAAGGTAAATCATCAACTTTGTTAGTACTATCTTTACTATCAAATAAAGAATCAAATTTGTCTACTTTGCTTTGTTTAGCCTGATTAGTATCTAAACTAAAATTTGAAGGTGTTTTTGGGGTAGATGCAACAGGTGTTGCAACAATTTCCTCAGAATCTTCTTCTGGTGATAACCATTTTTCTAATGCCACTTTCATTTCATCAAAACCAAATCGTTTAAATAAACCATCTTTTGGGTTTGGTTGTTCATTTGTCCATTTTTCTACTAAACTAGCATCTTCACTAAGTGGTGAAGTTTTTAAACGAACACGTACTGATGACTTATTATAAGGAGTACCAGTTGATTCTGGTCCTACTGTTTCAACTGTAAGGTCTCTACCATTTACAATATCAGTGTAATCTCCAATTTCATCATCAACAGCAAGTGCTAATAATTCTTCATATACTTGCTTTCCAAATTGCCATAATCTAGTACCTTTATCTTCTTCTCCACGTACTACTACAGGAACGAAAATACGGTTTTTAGCATCTAACTTTTTAGCTAGCACATAATTCTCTTTATTATACTCACCTTCACGTAATTTTCCAGCGAACAGAGCAATTGGGTCTTTTTCACCAAAATTAGTAGGTGAAATCATTACTTTATTAGTAATACCATAATAAAATTTTAACTCAGTAAAAGGGTTAGAAGCATCATACGCTGATGGTACAATTCTAATTTGTTGTTTACCTACTGTAGGTCTCCAAAAAATGGTTGTGTAATCGGTCTTTTGACCACCCTGTGGTTTTGATTGGAGGGTATCCAATTTCTTTTTTAATGCATTTAAATCCATAATGTAACTTATTTTTAATTATAACTGTTTATATGTAACCGAATATACGAACTAATATTTGGGAAACCAAATTATACTTCGATTATTTTGTAAATTTTTGTATTTAATTGGTTTAAATCATTATGTTGTGTAAGTAAAACACAATTTCTATAATGCTGCCAATCTACTTGATATTTAGTATCTACAACACCACCATTTAACTTTTTAATAAGTTCATTAAGGGCATTAATGGTATATAAAGTGTTAGATTCTTTTTTTCTATGCACCAAAATAGTATTATCTGGTATTGTATGTACATTTCCTTGGTCTACATTATATGTAACCACATATTCATCTTTTCCTACAATCTCTAAAACAAACATTTTATTATAAATAATTGTATATTTTGATTGTATATCTTCGATAAGTGCATCTAACCCTTCTAAGTCGGTGAAAGTGCAAAATAATTTATTGTTCAAATCGCCTGCGTTTTGGATGTCTTTTATAACATCATATTCCGCATTATACATATTGATACTATTCTGAAAAATTGTAGTCATAACCTTCTATTTCTTTAATATTTAATTTGTATTTTATAAATACATTTCTAATTTCTTCTAATATATTTTCCTCACTATCATCTAAATCAAATAAAAACGAATCATAAGTATATAGTACTAGTTTTGTTTTACATTTCCGTAATATACAAAACATATCCCATAATATACGAACGTTCATTGACGTCTCCAAATTTTGTAATATATAATTAAATAATTTTTGTGGATTCATATTATCTAATTTTTCCTTTTCATATCTATACCCAGAAACCTCACATTCTACAAACCCGTCGCTTTCAAATTTATTCCAGAGATCTAATACGTATTTCTCGATTTTTTGAAAGAATTCCAAGCCTTTGTAATTATCAAAAACACCTCCATAGAGTTGTTTGAAGGTAAGTTCTTTCGATTTTTTATAATCCACTCCATATAGGGTTGCAAAATGAGCGTGAATATCAACATTGGCAAAATCATAACCAATAAGACGAGCAGACAAGCTAGGATGGTAAGCACTGATGTCAATTTCCACAAGCCTATTATTACGTGGTATAAAACTTTTTCTACATCCGTTTTCTTTATTAAGTGCGGCATAATTTACATTTTTAAATTTATTTGAAGGTCTTGTAGTTGTTGTTTTTAAGTTGAACTGAGTGTAGACATATTCACCATTAACGGGATGGAAGTGTTCTTCGAAGGTTTCATTGTGTATTCGTACTCCATTCCTTTCGATAGCGTTGAATACCATGGATACTCTACTGTTAAAGAATTCATCATATTTTGTTTTTTTTAAGTTAATATTTGCTTTTAGATCTCTAAAAATCGTCTCACACAATTCATAGTGTTTAACAATTGGTATAATTAGGTTTAACTCACGGTTATCTTTATGTTTACGGTAGTATAAATCGTGTGTTTGTGTTGTAGGTCGTATATACGTATGAGGAGGTGGTGTTATGTCATAAAGAGTTTTGATTGGAAAATAATGTAACATTTCCTTTTTATCACGACAATATAATACTTCAAATTTTTCTATTAATTTGTCTATACCCGTATTTAACACATTTAAAGATTCACTATGCGTAATACATACCATAAAGCCTTTAGTTGCTTTAAGTGGTCTAATATACACTAAACTTACATGATTTAGTACGGGGTGTATTGTGTCATTATAAGGTATTACCTCAATGAACGCTTTTTTATAACCACTATTTATTAAAACATTTAACTGTTCCTCATCTTCTACAAGCCAGTACATATACCTTTATTTTACCCTAATATACGAACGCTATTAGTAACCTCCAAATGTATTTGATGAAGAATTATAAGTTTTTATTTTTGGTTCATTCATATTTTGAATTAGTTGATTATTTGAACCACTTATTGGAAGTAAAATATTATGTTTTTCAATGGTATGTTGTCTACCTTCCATAGGACCCTTATTAGGGTGGATATGATAATAACCTCTATACATTTTACCTGTTACTATAGATTTAAATTCTCCTCCTTCAGTATACAAATTATCTTGGGATGTATATTTAAATAATTGATCATATCTACCTTTAAAGTAAGATTTAAAACCTTGTAATTTAAAATTCTTTTGAACTCTATTAACAGTTTTCATGTTAACATTATATGTATTAGATCTATTACCTGTTATTACCCAGGGGAGTTGAAATGCAATATATAGGGAATGTTGGACAGTTGAATCTTTACTAACAAAAGAATTATATTGAGATTCATTTATTTCAGTATATTTCACTTCATTTATTTTTGATGTAAAATATCTTTGTATTTCTCCTATATTATAATTATTTGGTGTAGGTAAGGGTTGGATTTGAATAGGAGGTTTTGGGAATGGGGTTGTATCATTTAAATTTATCTTTTTAGCCCAATAATAATCATCATCTATTATATTATAGGAATCAGGAAATTCTTCTAATTCTGGGTTATCTATTGGGAAATCATTTAAATTAATAGATACTGCTTCTAAAGGGTTATTTGGTTTATTATTTGAATTTTTACCGGTAAATATTTTTCCATCACCTGTTATAAAGTAGGATCCAGAATATAAATTATTAGTACCTAAATAAACATATTCATTACCAGAGGTAAATAGATTTGTTTTTATTTGTGATTTTGGATAATACATTATACGTAATTTGTGTTTTTAGTATTCCATTGTGATTGTGGTAATCCTTTATTGTCTTTAGCAGCATTTGCTTGGGCGGCATCAGTAACCCTAGTTACATCGAAATGAACACAATCAACATAGTTTTTAAAATAACCACCCCATCTCATACCTAATCCTACTGCTATCTGTGGAATCCCTGATTCAATCCAAGGGGTTCTATCTTTTTTCATATAAACTTTCCCTGTTGGGTCTACAACATTCATATCTATACCGTAAGCATAATTATGAGGGGATTTTCCAGGTGTTGCATTTTTAGAATTTATGGCTTTTAGTTCAATAGATCGTTGGTATGTACGATAAGTAGCATTAATTTTTAAAATATAACCAGGATACTTATCATTTAATGTATTTAAAAATTTACGCCATGTGTCTTGGGTATAAAGGTTCATTTCACTAACTAACCAATCTATACCTTGATATGTTTTATATGTTCTAGAATCAAAAGGTACACCTCCAACTGTTCTTTGATCATAAATTTTTAACTTTTCATTTGGGTTTTTAGAGGGAATAGGACCTTTTTCTTCTATAGGACCAGTAGATTGTGTTGTTTCCCTTGTCTGAAAAGGAGATGGTGAAGAGGTTATAGGTTGGTCTGTAATACTTGTTGATATTGTTTTTATATTTGTTTCCCATAAATTGCCTTTTACAGAATGGTTAATTCCTCGAATAACAAATTTAAGAGCTTTAGGATAAGCAGGAGGTAAAAATCTTTGGTTTATACTTATTTTGTTGTAAATTTTCATACCACTTAATCCCTCTGTAGTTAAGTCTAATTCTACAGGAATAAAACCACTTAAGCTAGATTGAACCCCAGATTCTTTAAACTCAGCAACATTTATATTATTTATATAAGTTTTAAAACTATTAATACCACGATTAACAAACCCAGAATCCTCTATTGATTTATACCATAAAGCATTACTAGCGTATATTTTAACTTTTTGACCATTTCTAGAGGAAAGACCAGTATCTCCACCAAAAGCAGAAATTATATAAGATTTATATTCTTCTCCAGGAATAATATTTAAATTTTTTAAGACAGATTCACTATCTACAAGTGTTGGATCAATTATTTTTCTATCTGGAAATTTTAGTTTATCTGATTTTTGGATTGCTTGGACTTTTGAGACTACCTCATCTAATAATTTTTTATTTTCTTTATCTACTATCCAATCTCCAGTAAGTTCATCATTATCCCAACCAAGATCATTAATATTAGTATTTTGCCATTCCCAATCATAATTTAAAGTACCAAGTGAAACAAATCCATCTTGGTCTATTGTACTTTTATCACCCTTTGTAGACATATCTTGTTTAAAAAGAGTTATTATATCAAATGGAGAACTAACCCCCTCTTCTGGGGAAGATTTACTACCAACATATTCATTAAGGGCAGGATCATTGTCTGTTTCCTCTGATTTTTCTTCAAATCTATTTTTAAAACCATCATTCCAATTATTAAATGGGAGTGATGCCGCATCCCCATTAGCGGTTGCACCCAAAGAAATCATAGACATTAAATCAGGGGTTATTTTAGTATTAAAAGAGAAATCTTTAACAAAATTAGATTCTCCTTTACTGTTATAACCTAATATTTCAATAGGGGCTGTATCTTGAACAGTTGTTGTTTTATCAAACCCTTTAATAGGATTTTGTTCTAAAAAATATATAATATTATCATCTTTTACAGCAGGTTCTATATTAGTAGTACCACCTGTACATTTATTAATACCATTACATATACCTTGGAGATATTGAAATAAACTTAAATTACCTTTATCATCAAGATTACTATCTAATTCTGATTGTAAGAAAGTAATGTTCATATAAATGTTCATTAACTTACCATATGTAACATTATTGGTTGAATCCCAAACTACAAAAGGTCTAATACCCTTATAAGTTCCTGCTTGTTGCAGATCTTCTGTAAAGGGTTTTCTAAAATAAGAAGCATTAGCAAAGTCTTCAGTAAATTTAAAATCAAAAATACATATTCCTGGATCTAGAGGGATTAGATTAAATACATAATTACATCTATTAGTTTCAGCTCCAGTATCAATAGTAACTTGCTTAAATTTAGTTGAATTACCATTTGTAATATCTCTAAATATTTTTTCTTGAAGATTTTCTAAAAAGTCTCCTAATCTTATAAAATACCTTTGGGTTTGAGGCACACCCCCAAGATATTGATTTTTTCTAGCAGAAATATCTAAATTAAAATAATTATCTGTTGGAGGGAAATTTAAAAGGGTTTGACCTAACCATTGTGTTATTACATTTGATCCTATATTATTAATAAGAGAATTATCATAACTACCATCATCATTTTTATTAACATCAAATTTATCTGCTAATTCTTCTTGAATATAAGGAATTGATGCTGTAGTAATTTCTATAGCAGGTTTTCTAACATTTATAGATTCTATAACACTACCTAAAGTTATTAAATCTACTTTTATATCATAACTACCATCTTTATTTACTTTCCAAGAAAAATTAGATACCTTTCCAAAAAAACCATCATAATTACCTTGCGTTTTTTTTCTTATGGTATCTATTTTTTTTAACATAGATTGTTGAGTAAAAGTATTTTCTTTAAACCAACTCTCTTCAATAATAGTTGAACCCATTTGTTCTATAGTTACATTAGGGGGTGTATTAGGAGAATCTGTAATTTTTTCAACTTTAGAAACATATTTATCCCATCCCCATTCTAACATCATAATATATCCTAATCTTAGATAAATTAATTCTACTAAATTAAATTGAAATTTATTATAAACTTTAATATTTACTGATGCTTTTCTAATAGATCCTCTATTTAGGGATTCAACTGTAAAATCTATTATACCCCCCACCGGTTGTAAACCTTGAGAATTACCCCCTAAACCACCATACATTTTATCTATACTATTTGATAGTAGGTTATCTTTTCTTACACCACTTCTTGGAAGGTAAGGTTGAGGTAAATTAGTATCATAATCATTTATAGATTGAATTGTATTAAATAATACTAGATTTTTTGCTAAACCAATACCTTTTAAATTATTAATATCTGGATTTGTAGTTTTTTGGTCAGGGGCTTGTGCAAAAATATCCTGTAATTTTTCTGTTCCTATGGATCCTGATATAGCAACACCAGATGCCATTTTTATCCAAGCATTTCTATTATTTAAATAATTTAATACTGAGGGATCACGATTAACTGATTCAGAATTATAACCAGCACCCTGCAACTTTTGCCTGCTATCTATTTGTTCTAATATTTTAGGACTAATTGGTTCCCCTATTAAATTTCCCATAACTATTTAGAGTTTAATTGGTCGTAATCTAATAAAATTTGTGCTATATTCCTAGGGATTCTAATTTGAACTCCTAAAGGAGGATACATTGTATTTTGAGGTAATTGAGGGTTAGCTATTGAGATAATCCACCATAAATTAGAATCACCAAAATTATTTTGTGCTAAAATATCAAACCTATCACCCATGTCGGTATAGACATAGACATCATCAAAACTTAAAGGAATATCAGGATATTTAGTGGTGGATTTGTAATTTTTTCCACCTAAAGTTTTCCTATTTTTTATATTTATATACCTTCCCATATTTTTTTAAAGTATTATATTGTTGTACCCTCTCCATTTACATTATAATTTTGGGTTATACCATTACTTAATGAAATATACCTTTCAGGTCCAAAGGTTGCTAAATCACCTGAAGAATTTGTTCCTTCTGCATTTGTTTCTGCAAATATATTTTTCTGTATATTAGGTACAAAATTATGGATTGGGATGAAATTAAAACCTGATACTTTAATTATAAATGGTAATTCTTTAACACTTGGGTCTGATCTATTTTGGTCAAAACCCGCTCCAGGAATTGAAGAATCGTTAATACCAATTTCCCATGGAGATTCTTGAGGAACTGAATATTGAATCCCTTTCATTATACCAACTTGATTATGTAAATAACCACCTACTGTTAATTCTATTAAATTACCCCTCATATAACCATCAGATGAGTAATCTGGGGCACATACCGATGCTAAGTAATTTAACTTTTGATACATAGGTATAAGTTCTTGTTTAGATTGAGCAACAACAGTCCAAGATAAATTAACATTCCTATCAAATCCTTGGTAGTTATATAAATTTTCTGCCCTACCCGTAAACTTTTGTGCCCCCCAATCGGCACTATAACTATCATCCATACTATCAAGTAAAGCCCTAAAATGAATATAGGTTTTTAAGGAAGGATCATTATTATCTATTACACCAATTCTAAATTTGCATAAATCATTTATATCTTTTTTAGGGTCAACATCTGCAGACTTGTATAATTGTAAAGCGTTTATTTTATCTAAAGCTTCACCTCTACCTTTAACATAACTTGTTCTTGCAAATTTTCTACCGGGAGATCCCTGATTAACCCTTCCATCTAATCTTTGATTTATATCATTATAATTTATGGACTTTGGTTTTGAATCTTTATTAAGGGTATTTTGTCTAAAATCTTGTAAAATGGCATTATCTACAGACCCAGAATTACCTGCAACCATTAATTGGTTGTAATCAAGAGTATTTTCTAAACCAGAAACAACTGATTTTGCTTGAGGATTAAAGGTACCTGGTTGGAATACACTTGTAGAAAAATCTTGTAATACGCTTGTATTATTTATTTGAGTATATTTCCCTTGGAAAAGATCCACACCACCCATTGACTGATAAACAGTACTTAAAGTTTTACCAAATATTTTTGCTGCTTGATAATAAGTTGAACGTGGATTAGTAAATACCGAATAATCTTCCCTCCCATAATTAAGAGCTCCGGCAGTTGAAAGAAAAGAACCAAATGCCGGGGTTGGAGTAGTACTACTCCCAAATAACCTATCACTAATACCAAATTTAGGTTTTGGAATTGGTTTTAGTGTTTTATTACTATTAATAAAGAAAAGATCAGTTGCTTTTTTAGATCCTGCTAAATTAGGGTTATTTCTTCCAGTTCTATCTTTAGCTATAGCAATTCTTGTTTTACCCACACCTAAGGTAGATCCTGGTCCTCCTGAGTATGAATAAAGTTCTGTTGCTTCTTGTACTACATATCTACCAGGGTTATCTGTTTTGCGTACTCCATCTTTTATAAAAGAATTTGTAAATTGGATTAATCTACTAGTACCAGGTTCTTCAGAGTCTTGTCTTTCATTTTGGGCTATTGAATCTATATAAAGGGGATTAGATAAAGGAAAAAGATCTCCAAAACCTAATGATAAGATATTACCATTGGCTACATTATTTGTACTAGCAAATGGGTTGATACCTTGTTTAAGTAAATGTCCACCTAATGGGTTAACCGCCGCTTGCGCCAATGTAGAGGTCGGCAAGTAAACACCGTTATTTAACGGTAATCTGTTATTAATTTTATCAGTTGATGGTAGTCCTCTAGCACTAGAACCTGCAAGTTGATTTACTCCAGATCTAGATAAAACATTCTGTTTCACTGAAAATAAAAGTCCATTTGGAGATTTAAAATCAAACATCATTTGAGTTAATCTAGAAACATCCCTTACCACTGCTCCTGGTAATAACGATCCTCCTCTTAATAAAAAATCGGTATCACCAAAACCTGGTCCTTCTCCATTAGGTATAGAGGTAGTAACGTAAGGTTGGTTACTTGAACCTTGATCACGTCTATCACTTCCATACCTTAAAGATTTTAGGTTGGTTGTTAGATTAACTAATGGCATAGATTACTGTACGTTTCCTGTTGTATCTACTGCTCTTGGAGTTTCTGAAACAAAGTCAATATATGTTCCTTTTGAGAACGTATTATTAACTGGGATTGTTCCTGCATTTTTTAAAGGTGCAGAAGGTTGGTTACCTGTTAATGGTGTTAATTGAGATCCTTCTGTTTCAAACTTTTTAAGTAAAGGCATAATTTTAGTTTTTAAAGTTAATTATTATTTTGTTATAAATATTAGTTTTATTTAAGGAATGTACTTTATTGAACAGAATAGGCATATTTTCCTACTGCGGTACCTAAATTATCTCCATTCATTTCAATTACAGGATCAGGTCTGTTAATTGCTCTTTCTAGTAATCTCTCCATTTTAGAATTATCCTGTTTTACTACTGGTGATGATTGTTGTTGGTTAGAACTTTTGTTAAATAAATCAGTACCAGCTATAATTGTATCTCTATTATTTAAAGCAATAGCACCTTCAGGACCTGTTATTGTTCTAGAACCATAACCACTTGAATCACCCGGAGACATATAATCATCTGCTTTGCTATAATACATATAACCTAAACCAGCAGCAGCTGCTGCACCCGCTATACCTAAAATAGGACCAATAAAAGGGATTGCAGATAATGAGGAGAAAGCTCTCATTGCCATTTCAGCTATACTAGCTAATAAACCACTTTTTTTAATTGCATTACCTATCATTGCAATACCATTACCAACAATAGCAGCTGCATTACGAGCTAAATCTAAAGCTAATCCTGCTTTATCTGTTATAAATTCTCTTACTGATATTGCTGCACTTTTCATTTTTGCAACAATTCTTAATTCTTGTATAGATAAATTATTAAGTCCTAAAATATTAGCTAAACTACCTTGAACATTTTCTTTAACTTTCATTAAAAAGCTTTCTTTTGCAAATAAAGATTTTGCTTTTTCTACTACTAAATCTTTTACTTTTAAAGCATTTGTTTTTACTTGAGTAAGTAAACCTTGATTTTTATGAAAATTACTTAGTTTTTCAACAGTCATACCTTCTACTGATAAAGCTGTTTCTCTACCTTTATTTAATACTTTTTGTTGATCAGTTATTAAACCTATTTTTGAAGCTGTATTACGTAATAATTCATTCCTATAAACACTATTACCTAAAAATTGAAGAGTTTTATAAACTGCTGCTATACTTCCTAATACTTTTAAGAAAGTCATGGATTTAGAAATTAAATTGGCCATATAACCAACTGCAGCGGCAATAGGTTCAACTATAGGAATTAAGGCAGCTGCAACTTGTACAAATAATTCTTTCATTTTTGCTACTGAAGCTGTAAATTGGGATTGTATTCCCTCTGAATGAAGGGATTGTGCTAACCTTTCATCCCCCAATTTATTTGCTATTTGTTCTTGTGATAAACCCTCTGCTTTTAGTCTATTATAAGCAGCCTGCATATCTGCATCTTTACCTCCTAATTTAGCTAATATTTCTCTAGATTGTAAAGATTTTGCTAAATCCTCTTTACTCATCCCTACAGCTTTAGCTAATGCTTCCTGCTGGAGTCTATTCATAGCCGTAAATTCGGCTGCTGATCCTGCTTGTTTTGCAATTTCTTCCGCTACTGTAGCTAAATCATTGTTTAAAGCGGCGGTTCTTGCCTTTTCTAAATTAAGACTTTTACCAGTTAATAATTCTGCTTCTAATTCATTAGAGATAGACTGTTCAAAATTCATTAAACTACCTGCTATACCATCTACCTTTGATAATTCCATACCAAATTGCTTAGCAGTTTGTACTGCTTTTGCTAATTCAATAGGATTATTACCCATACTTAATTGTATACTACTAGATAGTTTTGCTACTTCTTGTAAGATAGATTTTTCTGTAATTGCTGTTTTATTAGCAGCATTCATAGCTACAGATTGACCCATTACATTGGCCGCTATTTCTTTTGATGTTTTACCAGTTAATAAACCCAGTTTTGCGATTTCACCACCAGTTTCAGCACTTAACCCTAGTTGGTGAGTTAATTCCGTTTGAGTTTGCAACATTTCAGCAGTAAACATCGCATTAGTTCCAAGAGCTGCTGATAATTGGATTTGGGAGTTTGCAATACCTTCAGTAGTAACAAATATATTATTTGAATCTTGTGCAATTTGAGAAAATTGTTGATTCATTCCAACAGCTTCATGGAAACTTATTCCTAAGTTTTGGGCAACTTTTTCTGTTGTTGCATCTAAAGATAAAAAAGCATCAACTACAAAACCTATAGCAAGTTCCATTAACCTCATTGGGGTTACTGTATCTTTTAGATTTAATTTCATTAATTTTGATGCTGTACCTGATTTATCAAGTTTATCTAATAGGTTAGCACCTCCTTCTCCAAGTAAAGTAAATAAGGATTTTTGTTTTTGTCTTTCAGTATTTTCTGATTTAAGGGTATTAAGAGTATTTTCTTGTATACTAAATTGAGTACTAAGTTGTTTGGTAAGATCTTCATTTACTTTTATGCCATTTGCTGTAAGAATATTTTGTTGACGTGAAATTGTTTTTTTTCTAGTTGCAATTTTTTCTAATTCTTTTTGAATTTTTGCTTCTACATTAACCCCTTTACCTATTTGGTCTTGGAGTTTTGTTATCTCTTTTAAAGAGTTAGTATTTTGCTTTATAGCATTATTAAGGTTTTTAGAAAAAGTTTCCCCAATTTTTTTAGTCTGCTCATTTACACCAATTAAGTTATATTCTACTTCATCTTTAATTTTTTGGCCTATAGAAGTAAAAGCATCTTCTAAATACCCTAATTCTTCATTGAGGGCTTTAGCTGCTAATTTTGCTTCTTCAATTTCCTTAAGACTTGCCATTACAATTAGATTTTATTATAAATATGAAAAAAAGCAACTATTTATAGCTGCTTTTACCTTCATATGCTTTAGAAGCTTGTTTAAATTGGGGGGCATTTACTTTACCTTCTGAATTTACTAATGAAGTTTTACCGGCAGACATTTCATTTTTTTCGGCTGCGGCTTTTTTCTCATAAAAATCATTTATTTCTTTGAAAGTAAATTTACGCAACCATATAGGCATATTGTAAATGGTAATATAGTCATACCCACCTTTACCATGAAATATTATTTCATGAATTTGTTTAAATATATTTAATCTAACTTGAGGAGCTGTCTCCAAAGTCAGGCCAAAAAAAGTTTAGTCCAATAGGGACTGTTACCTCCTCTCCGCTATCTAGAATAACATTAAGATCTACATCAGGTGATGTTTCAACTATGTGTTTTCTAAATGCTCTAGCATCACGTGCTAAAAAATAGGTGTCTACAAATTCTCTAATATCTTTAATTTCAGTTTCTCCATTAACAGAGGTTAATGCATATTTTAATCTAGTAGAGGCATCTGGGGATGAATTTTTATTTAATTTTTTAAGTCCTTTTAATTCTCTTTCAATTTTAGCTTCATCATGACCCGTTAACAATTTATATGTAATCTTTGTATCACTATGGGGTAAAGTAAAAGCAAATTCATTTTTACCTTCAATCATAGTAGAACTATCAAATTCTTTATTTTCTAATTCTGAAAGATCAATTACTTCTGTATTCCCATTAACTATTGTTTTATAATCAGATCCATATCCTAAAATACGGGTAGCAATTAAAATCGCATTTTTATCACCTACAATTAAATCTTTTAAATCTATTTTAGATATTACTACAGATTCTAAAAGTTTATCTAGCACTATGCCTTTCTCAATATAAGCTTGATTTGAAAGAATATCTTCTTCCTTAGCGGTCATATATTTAATTTCTACCTTACCACTAGATAGGGGATTGTCTTTAGGATATATTAATCCTTTAGATGGTAATTCTATTTCTTCTGTTGGGAATTTAAATTCAGCCATAATCTTTATTTGGTTAAAACGTTTTTATCAGTTATACATATGTAATATACAAAAAAGCTTGACCGAAGCCAAGCGTTTTTTGAGAAATTAGGGGTGAGTAAAATTTTTAGAAATTTAATACACAGTAATCTGGTTGAACTGTCATTGTAATTTCTTGAGCAGCATTTTCAGTATCCCAGTTATAATCTCCAAATGAAGCTTCTGTAATCATTGCTCCTTTGATAATCCATTCTGAAACGATATCACCTACAGGTCCTAGTACATTGATTGTAAGATCTTTCTTATAAAAATCACTATAACCATCTCTACCAGTTACTGATTCATGATGTAATCTAACCCATTCCATTACTGATTGTGCACCAGATGGAGTAATTGGATCAAATAATGTAAATTGAATTGTCCCCCAAGTTGTTTTACCTTTTACAAAACGTTGAACGTTAATATGATTTAAAGGTACTGTTCCTTGAGATACAGTTACGGCTCCTACACCTTTCATGATGTATGCTGGGAATCCATCTACAAAAGCTATAAATCTGTTCTTTTGTTTTGGCTCGAAAGCTGTGAAAAATATTTCGTTTGGGTTTAATACTGCCATTTTATATGTTTATTTTATTATAAATATTCGGTTTTCTTTTTTTTATGCTGGGAATGTTGCTCCAGTTGGTAATACATTGAAATCAAGTATAATAAATTCAGCTGTTTTAGTTGGTTGTAAGAAAATCTGACCGATTAACTCATTTCTATCTATTACATCCGGTGTATTATTTGTTTCATCCATTACTACTTTAAATGCATACAAACCTTGTCTTTGTTGAACACTTTCTAAATATGGATTTACTTGTGTTAAGAAGTTATTTCTTGTAGCAATTGTATTTGCTTCAAATACTAAGTTATCAGCAATTTGAGAAATATAATCTTTAAGTGTTATTAACAATCTACGTACATTTACTCTATCTAAAGCAGTTGCTGCTTTTTGTAATGTTTTCTGTCCGAATACTACAACTCCTTGTTGTGGGAATGTAGCAATTGGGTTAACATTACCTTCATATAAAGTATCTCTGTTTGCTGATGTTAATTTTCTTTCAGCTCTTACTACCGAACCCATTCCACCTCTTGTAATACCTGCTGGTGCAAACCATGGATCACTTGAAGCATCTGTAAAGGCATATACTCCTGGAATCATTGTTGAAGCTGGAACATAAACTAATAATCCAGTACTTGGGTCAACAGTTTGTAACCAAGGCCAATATGCCGCTGCATAACTAGAATCTAGTGATGCTGCATTTTGTAATACAGTGTTAATTGCTGTATTATAAGGAACTAAATCCATTATATAAATAGCATCACCTCTTGCAATAGTATTGTTTTTAATCAAATTACACTGAGTAGCATAATTTGAAAAATATAAACCTGGTGCCGAGATTACATTATATTGATAATCATCTTGATTAGCTAATAAATTAATAGCATTTGTATAATCTGTTCCAACTAAACCTTGTGTATTTGTTCCATCAATTTTATCGTAGAAACGATTAAATGATATGGAATTAAGATTTGAACCTACTGCTTGATCAAAAGAACCTGAACCTATTTGTGGTAAAGATGATGTAAATTCATTTTTTGCTATTCCATTATTTTGGAAATATTTAGGAGTATTAAATTTTACTTCTTTTACTCTTACGTAATTAGAAACATTTGGATAAGAACCTGATTCTTGTAAATATGTTCCAGAACCATCTGCTGCTACTACTACATTAGAAGTAATATCACCAATTGCTCTTGAAATATAATTTGGAGAAAATGGATCTAATGAAATGTTATTAAATGATTCTAATATTACTTTTGAATTATTATTATCATTACCACGTCTAATAAGTAATGAAAACACACCTGAAGCGGTATTTACACTTGCAACTTCCCATCTAATATTATCTGCTGATCCACTTGATAATGCACCACCTGATAATTCTGTTCCTGCTGAATCTGCTCCTACTGGAGTTGTGTTATTCATAATTATTCCTTCAGAAAGTGTTTCTAATATAAAAGTATTTGCATTTTCTATTTCACTATCTAATAATACATGAGTTGCTTCTAATGATCCAACACCTAAGGTTGCTGCAGCTATTGTAACTGTATTACCTGCTACATATCCTGCTCCTTCTGTTGTAACTGAAACTGTTGAAATTGCTGAACCTACATTAGTTCCTGCTAATTGGATAACTATATCTCCACCTGTTCCTCCAGAACCTAATTGTGGGTCTGCTTGTAAAGTAGCATTGGGAATTGTAATGATTGAATCTGCAGCGTATCCTGTACTTGAAGCTACTGTTAAAGTAACACCTACTACTACTCCACCTGCTGCATCTGTAGTAATTACAGCTGTACCACCTGAAGCACCAGCTGTATCAACCATACCTGCAGTTATTGTAATAAGATCTGAAGATACACTAGCTGCATATGCACCAGCTGCAACTCCAGCACCTGTTGGTACTGCTGTTATTGAACCTACTAATAATCCACTTACTACTGTTGTTACTGTTGCTTTTGCACCTGAACCTGCTGTTCCCGTTATTACTACATTTGGGTAGGTATTAGCAGTATCGCCAGTATTTGTACCACCAGTCCAAGGAGTTAAACCTCCTACTAACCCACCATCTCCTGTTTCAACATTGTTTTCAATATTGGTTGATAGAGCAGGTAAAAAAGAACCGCTTGTTACTCTTGTTACTAATAAAGAACTACCTCCACTTGAAAAATAGTTATCTGCTGCTATTGAAGTTAAATAAGTATAATCTGTAGATCCACTTTCTAATGCTCCTCCAAAAAGAGCATTAAATGAACTAAATGAACTAACATAGGTTGGTTTTTCAACTGGACCCTTTACGGTTGGGCCTATTATAGCCGCACCTCTTACTAATGGTTGAGCCGTAACAAGTGATTGATCGTTTTCTCTTGCTAATACTCCTGGAGATATTAATGTTTCTGCCATCTTATTTTTATTATTTTAATAATTGTTTTATTATAAATATTAAAGAAGGACTCAAAAACCTATTCTGGGGTAATAAATTCCCCTGTTTCTAAATCTATATTTCCTTCTCCATACTTTTTTTGGAGTTCTTTAGCTGTTTTATTTGATTTTTCTTGTAAATCTGCTAAACCATCCAAAATTGAAGCTCTTTGACCTTCTAAAAATGCTTTTTGGATATCAACTTGTCCTAAGTCAAAAGTAATTGCATTTTGGTTTTTTTGGTATTCTCTAAGAATTGTTAATTCTTCTTCTGATAGTTTGATTTTTTTACTCATTATTGTTATTTATAAATATTAATTAATTTTTATTCAGTGTATTCTATTGTTTGGTAAATTGATTCTTTATATTTATTTGTTAAGTCAGTATACTCACCATCTAATATAAAACCTAAGGTTTCAATTTTAGGTAAGTTTATTAAATTATTTTTACCCTTTATTATATCTGTATATTCATTATTAACTCTTAATTTTAAATTAGAAATTTGAATATCAAAAAGTAAAATTTTAGATACCCCATCATTTTGAATAGTATTATGAGTATGATTGTTTTGGAAAAAAAGCTTAAATTTATTTGTGCCACTATAATTAAACATAGATTCAGGGTTATCAAATACAATTAAATCAACTATAGGTTCTGGATGGATAGTGTATAAAAAATTAGTTATTAAATGGCCCCAGTAATCTTCAGCTGATTTAAACCTGCTAGGTTCTTTCCATGGGAGGGTGTCACACATATAATGTTCTTTATTAATTAGAGGTAATAAAGCTTTTAAATTTTTCCTATTTAAAATATTAAGCATAAAGCTTGGGTATCTAGGGTTTGATTCACTACAAGGCTGTACCTTAGATGTTAAAAAAGAAGTAGGATTATTTAAAGCAGTAATTATTAAATCTGTAATTTGGATATCATAATTTATAAAACTAAAATGACTATAGTCTAAAGATAAACCTAAATTACCACCTAATAAAATTTGATTAAAAGCAGTCCAACCATAATCTGGGTATATAGTTTGTAAACGATAGTTAGTATCATCTAATATTTTTTTCCAAAAAACCATCCCCCTATATGGCCAATTAATTATAGGGTTACTTTTATCATAAATAAAATACTCTATCATTTGTTGAATATGAGAAGGTATAGGTGTGTGTGATAATAATAAAATATCAAAATTTTGAGTCTTTAATTTTTTAATATTATCTGTTAATATTTCTATTTTTTCCTTTGAATCACAATGGGAAAGAATTATTATTAAATTATTTTTCATAACATTTTATATAGTTATCTTTATTTTTACTAACATCATATTTTTCGATACACTCATATTCTATATAGTTAGTAAAAGGATCATTGCTTTTAAACCAATCCCCATTATTATTTAATAATTGATTTATAATGGGTGTTTCCGACGTATATAATGTAAGTAAATTATTTTTGGTATCCAAAGTATTTTGGTCTAGTTTTTGTTGGGATTTACCAAATACGTAAAAATTATTAGTAATATTAAGTATAATATCAAATACTAGTTTATGTTGTGGGTGACCATATTCACCTATAGGATTATGAGTAACTATTTTTTCCCATTCTCTACTTTTTAAAATATCTTTTAAATTAAATTGTTGGGTAGGGTATAGTGTATCTTCATAATCAAACATTTCCCAAGAACCTACATTTAATTTTTTCATTACTGTTTCAAATTCTTTACTTCGTATTTTATTTAATTTATTAGTAAGACAAACAACTTTATATTCTGGGCCATATTTTATTAATTCTGCTCCTCCAAATATTAATTCATCATCAGGGTGAGCAACAACCATTAATTTAGTAGTTTGGTAATCATTAAAGGCTAATTTTAAAGTTTCAGCATTTTTAGGCTTTACTGAAGGATCGGGACCATGAATAAAGTAAGGTTGNANGGTTAATGTATCATACATTACATCAAATCCTTGTTTTAAATAATAAGGATTTACTATTGTTTCTTCTTTTGAACTATAATAATTATTCCAGGTAATAGGTAAATTTTCTTTTTTATCTTCTTCCCATAATATATTATTAGCTACTCTTTCTTCTGAAAAGGCATTATCATCAATATAGATTTTAATTGAATATTGATTTAATTCTTTATTCCATTCTAGACATTTTTCAAAAAAGGGTTTACTTTTTTTATCGTAAAAATAAAACCCAGTTGCTATTAATTTGTTGTTAGGATTTCTTTTTATATTTTTTATAGAAGCTAATTCATTACCATATCTACCATCTAATTTTATACCTCCATGTTGTCTCCATTGGTATATATCAGGATTAAAATATTTCATAAATAATGGATAATCTTTTAAAGATGGTAAATACTGTAATGAAGAATCTATATTTTTAGTTGCAAAGGCATCACCATCTATCCAAGCAAAACTATTAAAATTTTCATTTAGTGAATCTAAACTTGCTAAATATTTAGCAAAGTAAATAGAATAATCTTTATTAAATAAATCGGGTTCATGTGTAAAATTTGACGTAGGTTTAGGTATATAATCAATTCTTTTATTAGTTACATTAGGTAAATCGATTGTAGAATCACAATTAAAACTATACACTATAAGATTGTATTTAGAATATTTTAACAAACTTTTAGCTAATATTTCTATCATTAATAAATAACTTTTATCCCCTCCAGTTATCCATGTAAATTTATTTTTTTTAACCATTTAAAATATTTATAACTTTATTATATACTTGGTCTACTGTTATTGATTTCTGACAAATATGTTGGTCTTTAGTTCCTTTATTTTTAGGGCACCAATCCCAATCACTAGCATCAAAAGTATAATCTTTACTTACCCAACAATTATTACATACAGAATTATTTTCGATTTTAGTTAAGTAACTAGTAAATTCATAACCATAGGGGATAAAATTATTAATCATTACTGTTTCTTTATTTAAAGCCCAATTAACCCAAGATAAACCTGATCCTAATCCTATAAATAAATCTGCGTGATGTAGGTAATTAAATGTTTTATCCCAATTTAATTTTTGTTTATTAATTATATTAGTTCCTTTAAATCCTTCATAAGATAAATTAACTATTTTATATCCTTTTTTATGCAATTTTTTTGCTAGTTCTCTCCAATTTTGATAAGGCCATTCTTTTAAACCTGCTGTTGATTTAGGTCCTATACAAATATATTTTCCTTTTATAGGTCTTTTACCTGGGGTAAAATTGACACCTTTATTAATTTCTTTATATGGTAAACCTAATATATCTGTAATAGTCTGAATTAAAGGGATAGTATTAGGGGAATTTGGGTTTTTAAAACCTTCATCCCATTTTTTATTATTTTTAAACCATCCTATTGTATAATGAGCATAAGCTTCAACATGGGAATTGGGTTGTACAAACTTAATATTTTTATATGCTTCTAAGTTTTCAAACCACTCATTGTGAAAAGTTGAAGCTATTATTTCACATTTATGTTTCTTTTGAAATTCTAAAATTTGGGGTACCCATGCTAAAGTATCACCTACTGATTTTGAATCTAATGATATTTTAACAACTTTATTTTTTAAATTTAATTTATGTACTATTTCTCCATTAATTTTAATAATCCAGGGAATATAATATTGTTTACTACACGTAGTCCACATATTATTTGTAATAGTAGAAGAATGGATAACTTTATTATTTCGTGAATCAATAAACTCTACAAAATATTTTTTATTTTTAGTACCATAAGTTTGAACTTTAGGTCCTTCACCAAAACTTATTTCTACTTTATTTTCAGGAAGATTATTATATAATCTATCAATTTCTATACTTGCTAGTTTTGCAGCTCTTTCCCAAGTAAATTTATCTCTTATTTCTTTAGATTCTTTTAATGCTTGTTTTTTATGTCTATCATAATTTTTATAAGCATCCCTCATTACTTTTTTTAAGTCTTCATAATCAGGAGTATAAAATTCACCTGTCATATCAGATTGAGAGAATGTACTATATTCACCCATTATAGCGGGTTTTTTACCTGTTATTTTAACAGGTAATCCTTTACCTTCTGCAAATTGTAATTGGGCACTACAGTTAGAATAAATAGAAGGTGTACCACATGCCATTGCTTCTATTAAAGGTAAATTCCACCCTTCAGCACGAGCACAGGATAGAAATACATGACCCTTTTGTAAATATTTTACATAGTCTTCTCTAGAGGGAAAATGTTTAATTTTTAATCTAGGATCTAAAAGTTTATAATGTTTTAATCTATTTTCAGTAGTCTCTAATTTATCCTTTGCAAATCTATTGTCTATAGATAAAACTAAATCTATAGGTTCATCTTCTCCAAATTCTTCTAAAAACGCTTCTATTATTTCTTTAGTAGATTTTCTATAATCCCATCTACCAAAATGGACAAATTTAAACCTACCATCATCATATTCAGGTAAAGTTACATCTAGGTTTGGGTGAAAGATGTTGGAATCAACAGCCTCTGGTATTACTTTTATTTTATCCTCAGGCATTCCTTGCTCTATATTGCATTGTTTTTGCCATTCTGAAGGTACCCATAATTGTTCATATTCTTTTAATTTATCAAAGAAATAATCAGGGTATCGAGTTGTTTCCCATACTGTGTATCCTATCTTTGGACCTTTATAGTCTTGGTAAAAATAATGGTGATTTACTTCAGCTAAAATTATATTAAGATCAGGGGTAAAAACATTTGGGTAATTTTGATAAATTGGAAAATCATTTAATTGATGTTCATTATTAAAATATGTTTGTTGATCTAGAAAAATTTTATCAGAAGTTGTTAAATATTCTTCTTTATTAAAGGGTTCGTCTTCTAAACCTTTCCAATGTTTACCAACAGTAAAATTTCTAACTTTTATTTTATATGTTTTAGATATTTCTCTAAAAAAATCTCTAGTATGGTTATTAAATCCTGTTGTTCCTATATAACAACTATGGAGATGTAATTTTGGTTTTTTATCTAACATTTTTATTGATTTAAGGAAGAGGTTATTTTATCTATATCAAATACTTCATTCAAATCATTATAAGGAATTGAGTGTATATTTTCAGATAAAAAAGTTGGATTATAAATTTTAGAAGTATAATCTGGTTCTTTAGTAAAGGGTTCAGCTATTATGTTATTATGTATTTTATAACCAAATATTTCCGGTTTAGTTGTAACCCAACATACTGTTGATTTTAAATTTAAAGCAGCAGCCATATGTTGTGTAAAAGAATCTATAAGTAATCTTTTATCAGACATTTGTAATAATATTGCTATGCTTCTATACCCATCTAAAGCTTGAAGAGTATTCTCATATACTATTTGGTCCTTCCTCTTAATGTGAATTATTAAATGAGATTCTTTATAATATTCTATTATTTGTTTTATAATGGGTGTTGGGATATCTCTTGTCCAAGTATATTGATACCCAAGTCCTTCTGGACCACCATGGGGATGGATTGTTAAAATAGGTTTATCTTTAAGATAATAAGGAGAAAAATAATCTATCTCAGGTTGAGTTAAATATATTTGAGGTTGTTCATTATTATAATTTAACCCTAAAATTTTACACCAAGTTTTAAGTAAATTTATAGGTTTCTCTGTTATAAAGTCTGTATCTTTATAAGGTTCAGTAGCAAAAACTTTACAATCTTTATCTTTAATATATTTAAGATATAAACCATTTAGTTGGCCAATTTGATGTACTGCAAATACATAGGGGTTGTTTAAAAATACATCTGTATAAGATGTTACTACTATTAAATTAGAATTTTTATATTGTTTTTTTATTACTTTTATCATGGCAGTTGCCATAATGCTTTTACCTAGACCACCATCTATTTGGAAAATAATATTCATTTATAACTTTTTTATTTAAAACCAATATACGTAAACTATTTATCTACTCCACATTATATTACACTCCTATTATTTCAGATATATCAGATTTAGATACATCAATTACTTTTGTATATTTACTATTAGGTAACCCAATTATGTCATTACCATATGAAGGAGCAGAGTGTGTTATAAATAATTGTGGGAATACTGTTGTACTAGCAAATTGAATACCTCCTCGTAAATCTTGGGGTAAAAGCATTTCTGTATCAGTATAATCAAAACTACCACCTACAACTACTAAATTAAGATAGTTATTAGTATTAGCATCAGAAATTGCTGTTGAATTCAACGTGATAGTATTTGTTGATGTGGACCAAACGTGGTTTGAAGCATTATAAGGAGTTGGGTTAGAACCATTTGCAGTAGTCCAACCATCGAAGTCTGTATTAACATATGCACTTCCACCACCTCCACCAAAAGCTGTACTTTTTGCAACTCTAGTATTATAACCTCCATTTGTAGCTCCTTGTATTTTTAAATCTATAGCAGTAATAGTATCAGTTATGGTTGAAGTATCGAAAAAGAAAAATGCTCTATTTAATCGATAAGCACCTCCTTTTGGACCTGAACTATATAATTCTCTAATAGCTGAAGTATTATTTGATTGAATTGTAGTATAATTAATATGTATAGCAGAAGAAGTAGCATTTCTAGCTGCCGACCAACTAGATTTAGTACCAGATTGAGCTGCTGTTTGTTTACCTGCATTTATAGTTGTTGTAGACATATTTTAAAATGATTTTTAAGCTCTTTTAACCCAAGTATTATCTGGGTGGAAATAAATCTTTCCATTTTCAATACTATAACCTATTACCCTAGCTACATCCCCAGCACCTGTAGGTGCAGCGGTAGATACCTCTCCAGCAGTAGATCCAATATATAAAGGAACACCATATGAATTTGGAAAAGCAGAAAATTTAGCAAATCCTCTAATTAGAACTCCACTACCAGCACTAGTACCTAAAGCTATTCCTAACATTCCTTTAGCATTATCTTCAGTATCGTTTTCTGCTAATTTCCAATTAAGAGCAGATAATGCATTAAAACTAACAACAAGATCTCCTGCTGCAATACTACCATTAATAGTACTAAAGGTACCAAAAGTTACTATTTCTCCAACAGTTTCATTAGCACTTGCTGGTTCTTCGTACTCAATATAACCATCAATATTTAATATACTACCATCAAATGTTAAACTACTTTCAGCATTTAATTGGCCTTGTGTACCTGTTGAAGTTGTAACTCTGTTGTTACCTAAATTTGTTATAGTAGCTGTTCCGCTTGTTCCTGAAGAACCTGAAGAACCTGAGTTACCAGATGTACCTGAGGATCCAGAAGAACCTGAAGTTCCTGAAGATCCTGAACTACCTGAGTTACCAGATGTACCTGATGTTCCTGAAGAACCACTTGAACCTGAAGTTCCTGAAGATCCTGAACTACCTGAGTTACCAGATGTACCTGATGTTCCTGAAGAACCTGAAGAACCACTAACACCTGATGAACCTGAACTACCTGAGTTACCAGATGTACCTGATGTACCTGAAGAACCACTTGAGCCTGATACTCCGGAAGAACCACTTGAGCCTGAATTACCACTTGTTCCAGAAGTACCACTTGTTCCATCTGCTCCTGATGTTCCCGAAGAACCACTTGTTCCTGAATTACCAGATGTTCCTGAAGAACCACTTGAGCCTGATACTCCGGAAGAACCACTTGAGCCTGAATTACCACTTGTTCCTGAAGTACCTGAATTACCAGATGTTCCTGAAGATCCAGAAGAACCAGATGTACCTGAATTACCGGATGTACCACTTGAGCCTGAACTTCCTGAAGTTCCTGATGAGCCTGATGAACCTGAAGTACCACTTGTTCCATCTGCTCCTGATGTTCCCGAAGAACCACTTGAGCCTGAATTACCACTTGTTCCTGAAGTACCTGAATTACCAGATGTTCCTGAAGATCCTGAGGTACCACTTGTTCCTGAGTTACCAGATGTTCCTGAAGAACCAGATGAACCACTTGTTCCTGAAGATCCTGAGGTACCACTTGTTCCTGAGTTACCAGATGTACCTGATGTTCCTGAAGAACCACTTGAGCCTGATACTCCGGAAGAACCACTTGAACCTGAATTACCTGAAGTTCCGGATGTACCTGAATTTCCAGATGTACCTGATGAACCGGATGAACCACTAGTTCCAGAAGAACCTGATGAACCTGAAGTTCCTGAAGTCCCTGAAGTTCCACTTGTTCCTGAATTACCACTTGTTCCAGATGAACCACTTGAACCTGAAGTTCCTGATGAACCACTAGTACCAGATGAACCACTAGTACCAGATGAACCACTTGAACCTGAAGTACCATCATCTCCTTTATCACCTGTACTAACAAATGAACATATTACTGTTGTATTATTTAATAAAGCACTACCACCTTGACTTTCATTTGTTATATTTAAATCCCAATATGTTCCTTGGTCTGTTAAATCTGATATAGCAAATAGTAAGAAATCGCCTGTATCAAATTTTTCTGCTATTCTTACGTGACCTTTTATTGCTGAAGTAACTGAATCAATAGTTTCCATAAAGGATTCAATGCTAGTACCATCTGCATCCGTTTGGTTAATAGACATTATTGTTGCTGATGGTTGAGTAGAGTTGTTTAATCTAACATTTCCTATAGCTGGGCCTAATGTTGTACTTGTTTGGAAATTATATTCAAATGAAGCACCACCAAAGTTACCATCTTGTCCTGAAGTACCCGATGAACCTGAAGAGCCGCTTGTACCAGATGAACCACTTGTACCTGAAGAACCTGAAGTTCCACTTGTTCCTGAGTTACCAGATGTACCTGATGAACCACTTGAACCTGAAGTACCACTTGTTCCTGATGAACCACTTGAACCTGAATTACCTGATGTTCCTGATGAACCACTTGAACCTGAAGTACCAGATGTACCACTTGTTCCTGAACTTCCTGAATTTCCTGATGAGCCTGATGAGCCCGAAGTTCCAGATGTTCCTGATGAACCATCTGCTCCCGAAGTTCCTGATGAACCACTTGAACCTGAAGTTCCTGAAGAACCTGAAGTTCCACTTGTTCCCGAAGTTCCAGATGTTCCTGATGAACCATCTGCTCCCGAAGTTCCTGATGAACCACTTGAACCTGATACACCACTTGATCCACTGGATCCTGATGTACCTGATGTTCCTGATGTTCCTGATGTTCCTGATGTTCCTGAATTACCCGATGTACCAGATGAACCACTTGAACCTGAAGTTCCAGATGTTCCTGATGAACCATCTGCTCCTGATGTCCCTGAAGAACCTGAAGATCCATCTGCTCCAGAAGTCCCAGATGTTCCTGATGAACCTGAAGAACCTGAATTACCTGATGTACCTGATGAGCCACTTGAACCCGAAGTTCCTGATGTACCCGATGAACCATCTGCTCCTGAAGTTCCAGATGTTCCTGAAGACCCTGATGAGCCTGAATTACCCGATGTACCAGATGAACCACTTGAACCTGAAGTACCATTTGATCCAGATGAACCTGAAGTTCCTGATGTACCTGATGAACCGTCTGCTCCTGAAGTTCCTGAAGATCCTGAACTACCTGAATCACCAGATGTACCGGATGTCCCTGAAGTACCATCTGCTCCTGAAGTACCTGAAGTACCACTTGATCCACTTGAACCTGAAGTTCCTGATGTTCCAGAAGAACCATCTGCCCCCGAAGTACCTGAAGTACCATCTACTCCTGAAGTTCCTGAAGAACCTGAAGAACCTGAAGAACCTGAAGAACCTGAAGATCCAGATGAACCACTAGTACCTGATGAACCACTTGATCCAGAAGTACCTGAAGTCCCAGAAGAACCTGATGTACCACTAGATGCAGCATTTTCTCTGGTACCTACTGTACCATCACTATTTATTACTAGGGTTGTTTCTTCAGATCCTTGGGTTGAAAGACCTGTTAATTTTATTTCATTCAGCTCAGCGTTACTACCACTGGTAATTACTTTTTTCCAATTTGGCATATCAATTTATTATTAGGTTGGTTACACAAAGTGCCCACTTCCCCGAAGGGCCGTAATATCCATTATAAATATGTTTTAAATTTTCCCTATTAACTAGGAGATGAAGGGATAATTTCTTTATCCTCTAATTGTTGCTCAATAGTTTCAATTTTTTGATTTAGCTTTACTTGTATAGTACCTATAAAAATAGCATCAATACCTGTAATAGGAATAAAATCAGTAGATTTCCTAAGAGCACGTAATTCTCTTAAAGATAAATTTGTTAAATTATAAGACATAACTATATTTTTTTAATTTTTTTATATTTTTCTTGCATCTTTAAAGTTAGATTGTAAAGTGTTTCTACATATTCTCCTTTAAATAAACTATTTTTAATAGTAAGTAAAATTAATTCAATTTCATTTTCTGTTAACTCAACATTATGAGTTAAAGAAGTACCCACTTTATCAGTAGGTACTCCTTTTATTTCAACTTTGTTAGATTTAAACCCCATAAAACTTTTTAATTTTTTTAATAACAATTTTTTACTTTTTAAGAGTAAATATAAATATCTTGATTATTAGCGACAAATATATTTCCTTTTGCATCATATCTTGTTGGTGCATCATCTGGGTCATTGGTTGTCCCAACAACTACAGCGGCCATAAAAGCATCTGGAGTAAATCCTGAACCACTTGCATGGAATGAACTAGTTACACCCCAACGTAAGGTTGAAAGACCATCGTAAGCAAAGGTATCACCTATATCTTGTGTTCCTTGTTGGATTACAATACCACCATCTCCTGCTCCTGTTGAACCCGAAGCCATTAAGATAAATCTATCTTTTATAAGCAGATTTTCTGAATTTTGGAATGATGCTGTACCTTGTACTGTTAAATCACGTGTAATAATTACATCACCAACAACATTTAATAATCCATCACCCTCTGGACTTCCAGCATCATTAAATGTAAGATTTGTATTAGCTCTAGCACTATCACCATCAATATCAGTCATTACTCTTCTAACTCCTGAATTAGTAATATTAATTACACCACTTGTTCCACTTGATCCTGATGAACCTGATGAACCACTTGAACCTGAACTACCGCTTGAACCTGATGAACCACTTGAACCTGAACTACCACTTGAACCTGAACTACCTGAACTACCTGATGAACCTGAGCTACCTGATGAACCGCTTGAGCCTGATGATCCACTTGATCCACTAGTACCATCATCACCTGAAGTACCTGAAGATCCTGAAGATCCTGAAGTACCATCTGCTCCTGAAGTTCCTGAAGAACCTGAAGAACCACTTGTTCCATCTTCTCCTGATGTACCAGATGAACCACTTGAACCTGAAGTTCCATCTGCTCCCGAAGTTCCAGATGAGCCACTTGAACCAGAAGTACCATCTGCTCCTGATGTTCCTGAAGAACCTGAAGAACCTGAACTACCGCTTGAACCTGAACTACCGCTTGATCCATCTGCACCTGAAGTACCAGAAGTTCCTGAAGAACCATCAGCTCCCGATGTACCAGATGACCCACTTGAACCTGAACTACCTGAACTACCTGAACTACCTGAACTAGCAGCATTTTCTCTTGTACCAATAACACCTGATGTGTTAATAGTTAATACTGTGTCTTCTGATGCTTGTGTTGATAAATCTGTTAAAGTTAGTTGTGCTAATTCAGCATTAGACCCACTAACTATTACCTTTTTCCAATTTGCCATTATATATTATTTTAATTTTGTAGTATTCAATTTATTATACATATTAAAAATAAGTTTATTAATTATAAACCTACATAAAAATTATTAGAAGATATAGCTAATCCTCCTTCTGGTGCTGTTCCTGGGAGGGTATTAAATTTAATTAATTGGAATACACCATCACTATCTACTTTTATACCTTGGTTACTTGCATTTTTTATTAATAATAAATCACGGCCTGTGTTATCATTAATTTCAAATCTAGCACCTGCTGATGGGCCTCCTATTCCTAAATTTATACCATCAAATTGTAATAAAGTGTTACCTTTAATATTATCATTACCAGTTGCAGTTAATACATAATTATTAAAGTTATTATCTATTACAGTACCACCACCAGCACCACCAGAAACTGTGTATGCTCCTACTTTTAAGTCATCTACAAATCTAATATTACTAGCCATATATTCTAATTTTTTAATTCTGTTCCTGGGGTTATATCAGATATGTTTGATATTTCTCCTTGATCTTCTCTTTGTCTTCTTGTTCTACCATCTTTTGTTTTAGTAACTCCTTCTTTAAATATTTCAGGATTAGATGTTGTTTCCATTGAAATGATAAATTTAGATTTAGTATTGTATTTTGATATAGAATTTAAATCTTTTTGGATAGTATCTGGTATAATATATCCTCTTAATCTAATATTAAATGTTCCTTTTACTAATCTATCTTTTCCATTTGTTAAAGAAGTTTCAGTAGAAAAACTATCTATAAAGGCTCTAAATTTAAATCTTTCTGGGTTACCCCAATAAGCATCAGAGGCATATTCACAGGATTCAATAATTTTATTTAATTGCTCCATATAGTAAGTTTGTATTAAACAACTATATTCTATATTAACAAAATCTGGTACGGCTACAGCATAAAATTGTTGAGCGGGTATTGAATTGTTTATTGCAGCAAAATTACTATAAAAATTCTTAGGGTTATAGGAACGTTGAAAACTTCCATATAAATTAGGACTATTAGCATCTAATTTATTATATACTGTTCTATCTTTAGTTATTGAATTTCTTTTAAGCACTATAATAGGTAACATGATGGCACCATTTTTATCTCTATAATAGTTATCCTTTTGAAATGATTTCCACCTTTCAGGAGAACCATATATTACGGGTACTTCTCTTCTTTCACCATTTTGATAAACAAAAGGTTTTATTACATTTTGAAAGTAATAAAATACAGCTTCATCTAAATCTTTTAACCCAATAGAAAATGGTTTTGTAGTATCACCTGTCCATGATAGTTTTTCGGATCTATTAAAATCTATACCAGTCTCAACTGTGTTTGAAGAGACAGGCATATTAGGATTTCCATATCTTTCACTAGATGGTGTTTGTTGAGCTATATTTAGTTCTTTTTGAGTTTTAGGTATGGGTTTTCTTATAGCCATTAAAATCTTTCTTTATAAGGTGAAATAGCAACTTTATCTGCTGGTATATAATATGTTGATACTAATATAGATACACTTTCTCCAAATTTATCTAAACCAGGATTTAAAGGATTAGGGGTACCATCAGAGTTATTATTAGGATATGAAGGATTTTTTCCACCCCAATATTGATTTCCTACTGTACTTTGTACTCCATAATAACCTTCTTGATATAATATAATATCTCCTACTTCAGGTACAATATTAGCTACTTTTAAATCATCTCGTAAAAAGTAAAAATTAATAGCTTGGTTAAATTGTATACCTTCTTCATCTTCACCGTACTGTTGGTCTTCTCTATTTATTAAAACATTAAATAAGAAAGGGCCATTATAAAATTTTTCACCAGCTGCTTCACCATATATATTAACTTTAGTTTCTTCTAGTTTAAATTGATATATAGCACATTGTTGAGTAATAATATTACCCATTAATTCTCTATTTAATTTTCTCAGGAGTGAAACATCCCTGAGTCCTGTATACATCGCCATATTATCCTATATAAATAAAGGTTGGGACACCTTCTAATTCTTTATCTCTACTTTCTTTTTCACTTGCTCTTCTTTCTAATAAAGAAGCACGAGACATTTCATCAAAATATGCTCTTAATCTTTCTAATAATGCTGTTTTTTCTGCTGTTGCTGCTGCTAATAAATCAGCTTGATTTAAAGTTAAATCAGCATTAGGTATTGGAATAGTACTATATTTTCCTCTTACATATCCTAAAATTTCTTTTACTAATGCTAATGTATACTCAAAAATCCATTGTCTACCAATTGAATTAATTAAATCATAATTAGGATTAGTATAAGGCATATTAGAAGCATTTGTTACTTGCCCACATGAGGGATCTACACTTCCACTTGTTCTATCATTTACTTTAATATATTCGAACCACATATTCCCAGCACAAGAACTAGAACCTTCTATTTCAAGGTGGTTATTGCTTGATGGGATTGGAAATACTCTTAATACATTATCATGCATTTCAAAACTATAATTAGATAATCTAACCTGAGTATTCATTTCAATAGCTTGGATTACTTGCATGTCATAACTAAGTGGCATCATTAAATAACCCATTCCACCACCAAAACCTCCTACTTCCATTAATCCCGCGGCAGCTACTCCTCCAAATCCAAAACCATCAAATGGGTCTAAATATCTTGCTGAAGCTGGAACAGGTTCTTGGTAAAATACTCGTTTAATTTCTATACTACCTGTTATATTTTCTTTTTTAGCCCATGCCTTTAAATCATAGTCTTGAACACTTGATGTTAAGGGAATACTTCCTTTATACCAAGGTACATTACCACCAGTACCTGCTTCTGCCCCATATTGTTCGGACATTCTTATTATTGCTCCTAAATTAGGGGTAATTATACTATTATTTAAAAAATTAAAATCTTCGATTTCAAACCCTTCTAATGTTAACATATTATCTCTAACAAGATAAGAATATAATTCATTTCCATATACTGTAATTGCTTCTTCAAAAGCAGTAAAAAATGAACTTGATTGTAATTCAATATCAACTAAAGGATAACCTAACCTAATAGCACAAAATTCAGCAACTTTTACACAGTCAACTTGAAAATCAATACTATTATTGTAAAATCCAAAAGGTACTGAATTAGGGTTCCATAAAGGATGACCATCATATATAGGTACATTCATAATATAAGATTATTTTGTTATAAATATGAAAAAAGAGGACTCAAATTGAGCCCTCCGTAATTTTATTTATATGTTTAAGTATACGTTAATCTCTTACCATTAAATATTTTGAATTACCAAAACTACCTGATAACCATAAGGCACCTGATACAGTGGGTTCTGATGTAGGTAAACTTTCCATTGTTATTCCACCTATAAACTTAGCTGAACCTGAAAAATTGTTTGATTGGGTTACTGCTAAGGTATATCCAAAACCAGGATTAGCATCTTCATACCCTATATTAACATCTTTTCTTAAATTAGTATCATCATATACAGTTAAATCGTCTCGAACTGCTACATCTCTGGATACATCTAACCCACCTGTAATTTGTAAATCGAAAGTGTCAATATCAAATACTGAATTTTCTGATCCAGAAACTGTTATTGAACCCGTAATTATTAAATCACCATTTATAGGATGTGATCCCGTAAAATATCTAAAGTTATTATCTAACTCGTTTATTGTTAAAGCTGATCCTTTACCGTCTGAGCCTGTTCTATATGTTAATGCCATTTTTTATTAAATTTAATTTTGTTATAAATATTATGAAGATGCTACAAAATACTCTATTTGTACATTTGCTGTATCTGCTTTTGCTTTGATTGATGATAATGATGCAAATGAAGAAAAGTATTGAATGTCAACATATCCTTCTACTACATAATCATAGTAATCAGTTCCTTGAAATTGAGCATTTGAAAATACCATTGATTTCCCTGCATCTAATTTAAATAAAGATTCATCTCCAGATCCTACATTACCATTATTGGGGTTTTGTGCTTCTGGGCTATCTTGTATTAAGTATAAAGATACAAAATTAGTTGAACATAAATTTGTAAACCTCATATATTTAACTGTATCCCTTACAAAAGAACCTGCTGTTTGTTGTTCTTCAGAGTCTACAAATTTTAGTATTTCAATTCCGCTTCCACTAAATGTAGGAGCTATAGTATCAGTTCTTTTCATTATCTGATTAACATCAGTAATAACCTCAGTATTAATGGATTGCTCCATATTACCATTAGGTAATCTTATTTCTTCTCTAATAGTTACAGATAAGGATCCTGTTGGGTTACATATTGCCATTGTTTTATTTTATTATAAATATGGTACTAATTTCTATTATTATAAGTATTAGAACCAGAAGTTATAATAGATATTCCATTATCAATTGCTTCTTGATAATATTCTAATAAATCTTCAACAATTTCGTTTCTATGGTTAGTAATTAAAGTAATTGCTTCTAAATTTTTAATTTTTCTAGCGGCAGAATATAAAAATTTAAAACCTGAATCTGATTTTTTCTTTAAATCTGTTTGTTGTGCATCACCACACACCATCATTTTACTTCTTAAACCTAAACGTGAAGTGATCATTTCCATTTGTTGGTGAGTAACATTTTGTGCTTCATCTACTATTATCATTGAATCTAAAAATGTTCTACCTCTCATAAATGATACGGGTACTATTTCTATTTTACCATCTTCAATAAGTTTTTCAACTTTAACTTTATCATACAATTGGAAAAAGTTTTGGTAAATAGGTTGAACCCAAGGATCCATTTTTTCTCTTAAATCACCAGGTAAAAAACCTATTTCTTCTTTTGATACCGTAGGTCTAGTTATTATTATTTTATCGTATTGTCTTCGTAACAATCCATCTAAAGCAACATTACATGCTAATAATGTTTTTCCACTACCTGCACTACCACCTAAAAGAGTGACTGTGTTTTTAAGTATAGTTGCTTTTGCTTCTTTTTGTTCTTCATTAAGTTGGAGTTTGAACTTAATTGGGTTTTTAGGAATTCTCTTAGGTCGATATACATCGTCCGTATGGTGTTTACTTGCCATAAATTCTTGAAATTAGGGGTTAGGTTATGGGTTAATGCAACCGTAGTAAATACGTTAAAAAACAGTAAAGTATTGATATAGCTATATAATGAGATAAATATAGTTTGGGTATAACGCATTTTATTATACATATGAAAAGTAAAAAAAAACCCGGTCAAAGACCGGGTTAATTTTATTAAAGTGTATTAATCTAAATACTATAAAGTATCTAAACCAGCTACGTTGATTGTTCCATAAAATTCTGGACGAACCATTTTCTTAGCATATCTAGTTAATAGACCTTTTCTTGGTACGAACGTATCTGGATCGTATACAAGTGGAGTCATGATTAACGGAATGTAAGGAGCAAATACAGCACCACTTTCTAAGAACTGAGTACCACGGTATCCTAATAGGATTGTGTTAGCAGTCATGTAAGGGTTTTTGTATACTTTTTGGCGGCTATTTAAAGCACCAACTTTTTGTACACCAAATGCGTAACTTGCTTTAGCAGCATCACCATCTGTGTC